TTGGTTTAATAGAACTAACTGGCAACACCGTCAAGTCAAATTCAGGCAGAAATGAAAGGGAATGGAAAGCCTTTTCTTTGTCACAAAAAGAGCCTACGATTTCATTGCAACAATCCGTTGCGTAAGGAGTACACCATGAAATTTGAAATGAATATTGGTTATATTGAAAATGAGAAAATTACAATTGAAACATGGGATTTCGAAAAAATTGAAATCATCAAGTCTTTTGTTGAGTTTCAGGAAGAACATGGTTGGGCGGTTGACTATGAAGCAATTGACCTTGATGCGGATGAATTTGAAGAAGACGCAGCAGAAGAAGTCATAGCTGCTGGTTTAGACGATAGCGAATAACTGTATCCTATAAGCTACAAATGGGGCTTACTTTGCTAACAAGTAAAGCCCCACATTTGAGAAAGCATATCCGATATATACCATTGCCATATACGGATTACCAATAATGGTTTGCTCAACCGCAATGTATGCGTAAATTGTTCCCGTCAGAATAATTAACCAAGCGCTCAAAATGCCCCCACATCAATCACTTCGCCTCTAAACTGGATCATGTCCTCATCAAATTTATGGACGAGTTCAGGCCATAAAAGCTGACCATTGAAGAAGTTTAACACCGCAAACCCCGATCTGTGGTTACTTGGGTTTATTTCAGCATAAGTAAATTGTGGCCCGTCAGTCTCGGCCAATGTTCCTGTATCACAGCCAAATCTCACGCCATTAAAATCACTGAACGGAGTGACTTTCAAGGAGTGCAAGTGCCCAGTAACAATTGACACACCCGCATTGACAGTATTGTTGTGAGTAGCATGAACACCACCCTTGTAACGGTGCTTGATAATACATTGCTCAGTAGGCCATACCGCCCAACAAAAGTCCCAATCTGGGATATGGTCTGTCAACTTAAACCCAACAACATCCTTAAACTGTGGTGCGTGTTGAGCCAAACGATTGCCAAAGCGAATGTCGTGATTACCCCATGTAAACAGTAGCTTTACATTGTGTCTGGCTGCTTTAGCAATTTCCTCAATTTCACCCAATGCACCTTGACAGGCTTTTAACTCTTGAATGACGGAAGTTTGGGGTTGGTCGATAACGTCATGTCGGCTTATAGACGCACCATCAAACGCATCCCCGTTACATATCACCGCCTTGGGTTTAAACTGTTCTATAGCCCATAGAAGCCCCTTAAAGGCTGTTGTACGTTGCCCAGGTATAAAGTGAGCATCTGAGAACACAATAACTGTTCCGTCTAATATGCCAAGGTTTATTTGTTTTAACGGAGAAAAAGATTTTGGTCTGTTGGAATCATATTTAGCACTTCTTGAATCACTTGCTGGTAAATTGAGCTTGTGGGTTTCTTCCATGTTTCGTCTGCGGTAATTAACTGCTCTTTCCGTAATGCCCAAAATCTTTGCTACTTTTGTAACAGATCGATGCGTGTCCCACAAAGTTATAAATTGCTCATCCGTACATGAATTGAGACCATTAGTCGATACCATGAGAATCCTTAGATAACAAGTTTTCTAGCAGATTGATGACCCGATGCTCTTGCATTTCTATGTCTTCATCTGACGATTTAGGGTCTGTAGCTACAGACATCAAATCATGCAAAAAGATGTGAAGTAACTCATGTAATGCCGTTCTATCTAATGATTGAGGCGTTATCTTTTCAGCGCCAAAGTCGCCCAGACGATAAACAGCAAGTCTTGCAGTAGGCGTAAACTCAACAGAAGCCATAGCAGCTTTAGCTGGTTTGATGCCTTTTTCAATACGCCAATCACCAAGACTTAACACTTGTTGCCATTTTTTTACACTTTGTGCAAACAATGCCGCATCTTGTGGTGTAGGAATGTTAGCCATTTCAACACCTTATATAGTATTTATTACAATTTAATTTAACAAAGAACACTCGGCTTGTCTGCGTTTGAGCAAGCCAGGCAAGACTTTCCCGCCACCTTTAGTCCACAACATGAGTTGTTCTTGAGCCGCTTCCCACTCTTGAGAATTGATTTTTCGCTTGAGCGTAGATGTTTGCAAACGACCAATTCCAAGGTTGTAAACAAAATCTACAATGGCATTACATTTTTTTTCATCTGTTGCAAGAATCGGACAGTTTCTTAGAACGCCTGGCAAGTAAGTATGGTTTAACTCCACCATTAAAAGCGCATTAGCGTCTTCCTGACTGATTACAGCATCGTTTAATGTGACCTTGCGACCATCAGAATAGTAGGTTGATCCATAACCAATGGTAGGAACACCCGCAGGGCATAGGTAAGGCTTAGACCTAAACCCCTCAAACTGGCGACAAAGGGATGCTGCCAGTTCTAAGTTCATATTCCACGCTTAGACAAAGTGCGGTCAAGAAACCAATAATTTATTGTTCCTGACAACAAAGCAGAAAAATCAGGTGTCATCATTGTTTTAAAAACTTCAGTAGCTGGCGCACCCGCAAGCCATGCGTTCCATGCAAACCACACATGGATAAATGACCAGACAAACAAAACCCAATAAGTGACCACAGGACGCACAGAAGCAGAAAGTGAGGCTACCCATCCACCCGCTGCTTTAACCATCTCTGCTTGCTGTGTAATGGCGTTGTTAAAGGCATCCATTACGCCTACATCGATTGCGGCTTCACGTTGTGCGCCTATTTCTGCAAGTTTCATTTGCCCACGCATTTGCTCTAATTCGCATTGACGAGAAAAAAGTGCCAGTTCGTGACTCCGTTCGTCCTTTTTATCAAGCCATTTCAAGACCTCTGGGGCCATCCTAAAGATGCCGCCAAAGATAGAACCTAACAAACCGCCCGATAACATTTCAAACATGATTAGTCCTCACAATGTCTACATTTATGGTGCGAGTCGCCTTGACCTAATTTGACACCCGCCAAGAGGCCAATAAAACCACCAATGATGGTTTGAAAAGCAGGGTGCAACATAGAAAAGATTTCTGCGTTATCAACTTCTTTAGCCCACAAACCTAAAAGAAAAGCTGCAACCATACCCAATACCGACAGGCAAAGAGTAGAAGCTACCATTAAAGTAACAGAGTACGTCAGTTTACTTACTACGTCTTGATCTTGTTTCATTTCTTTTCCCTTTCAAGCGCTTCCTTGTACCCATGAATAACCAATGCTCTTAACTGGTGACTATCAGAATTTCCCGCCCATTCACTCATATTGTTCCAAATTACAATAAAGTCGGTACTTTTGCACAATTGTTGATGTTTTGTAAGCCACTCAGCCATCTGTTTGTGTCTCTCAGTTGGATCGTGAATACCCCAAGCAAGTGAGTAAAACTCCCGCACACTACATAAGTCTTTGCTTGTAGATTGAAGCGCTAGAACCAGAACAAAAGCAATGATCCAGCGCATTCATTCACTTTGACCATTGATGGCTAAGATATCCCAAAATTGTAGATAAAGCAGACACAAAAACCATGCCCATCCAAAAGCCTCCACGACCTTTGTTTGCCAATTCAATAAGGGTGTCAAGTTGCGCCTCCATCTTGTCAATCTTGGCCTCCATTGATTCAACTTTTTGTTGAAGCGCCCCGTATTGAACCAAATCAATGTCAGACATATTAGGCTTTCTGAATAAAAGCTAATGAATAATAAAGGGGCAAGTAAGTACCACCAGAACTTGTGGCGGCAGCCGTAAAGCCGCCCGTATTACCCACGGCATAGGTGCTACCAGAACCCACTACAAACTTGTCTCTCAGGTCTGGCGTACCGTTAGAACCATTACATAAATAATAACCCGTAGGTATAGCACCGATAGAGCCTGACCACATAATAATGCCGCCCGATGGTATAGGGTTAACACTAGCGCTAGTTCCCAAGATTCCATAAAGGTTGTCGTAAGTGGCAATCTGTACGTTATTGGAATCAGTTAAAACAAACTTGTAAGAGTAACCAGCAGTTAGCCAAATTTCTTGTGGGGGACGACCGCTTGTCCCCAACTGGATCGGATTGGTGTTGGCAATCGTGCCAGCAGAAGTCGTGTAAGTGGCTAAAGGAGTGCTAGAACCCGCTTGGTAGGTATAGATATACCCACCGTTTAAAGGTAAGCCTGTATTGGTAAAGAATTGAAAACCGTTACCGATTGGTGCAAGATTGACTGCCATTATTGAACTCCAAGATTTCTTTGGTTAATTAAGTCACGCAAAGCAGTTGCACTTACAGCGCCAGGCTTTTGCATATATTGTGGCAACATTCCACCAAGTTGTTGGGGCGCTTCTAATACTGATCTAAAAGCACCTTGTGGCAAACCTTGCTCAAGATATTTAGCAGCAGTTGGGTTCATCATTGCGGCTTGTGCGCCACCTTGATACAAGGCTTTAGTTCCCGCAAACACAGGGGATGAAGCCAACATTCTCGCCATTGTTCCGCTGTTTGGCAATTTTTGGTCTAACACCATTTTGCCCGCACTAGCTAATTTTGCCAATTCGGGGTCATCTTGATAAAAAGAATAACGCTTGCCTTTAGTGGCTAATGAATTGTTAAGTAAAGATGGGCTAACATTACCCTGTGGGTCTTTCAAAACAACATCTTCAATTTTCTTCATGTTGCTGTATTGACGATTTGTTTCTTTCAACAATTTCACATCAGCTTCATTACCCGTTGCTTTGGCTGTGCGAGTCAATCCATCAAGCAATGTTTCTTTTAATTCTCTAGCGTATCCACCCACATCGGTGTCACGACCGCCAGATAATTTGTCCAAAACCTTTTTAATGCTTTGATATTGTTCACCATGCAAACCACCGCCTTGTTCTTCGGCTTTTTGCACAATGTTGTTAATTTGCTTTTGGACAATGTTAAATTGCTCAGGATTTAAAATTTGCTCTGCTTCAGATCGAATGTTTGACAAGTTCTTTGTCAATTGATCGTCAAGATAAATTTTATTACGCAAAGCAATATCATCGTATGCGTTACCAAGTCGTGTTTTTGCGGCTTGTATAACCGATGGAGTAATAGAAGCAGCATCCTCACCCATTGTTTTAGCAATTGCTTTGTTGTATGCAGACTTTTGCATATCGGCAAAATCAATAGCTTTGCCAGCAGTAAATGGATTATCAAAAGATGCCGCTTTTGTGCGTTTCAAAAATTCTGAACCTGTGGCTTGGGCAACATCAATAGGAACACCCGCTTTACGCAATGTATCTATAGCTACTTGTTCTGCACTACCAATAGCCTTTTTAAACGGTTCTGCAAGCGCACCAGGCGCACGAGCAATAGCAGTTCCCGCAGCACCGCCAACACCCCCTGCAAATGCTTGTTCAAGTTTTGCGGTTAAAAAAGCTTTGTTTTCATCCGTTACAGGAGTAGTTAAAACATTTGACAAAGCACCTTGACCAGCACCTTGAGCCAAGCCCATCATGCCTGTGGCAGTACCGCCTGGAATCAATTTGTTAATAGGATTAGCAATAGCACCAGCAATCCCACCGACCGTAGTAGCAATAGGTCTTGCTTCCTCATAAGGTGCTAATTGTCCTTCTGTTTGACGCACATTTTTTAATGCGTTTTCAGAAATGGCTTGACCAGTTTCAGGCGCAACCATGCCAACACCTTTGCCAATTAGTTGTTGTAAACCACCGATTGACTTGGAAATAGCACCGCCCGCACCCATAACACCAGCCTCAAGACTTTGATAACCTGGTATCTTTTTAAATGCTTCTTCTAACTGAGCATCGTATTTTTGTTTTGAATTAACAAAACTTGAGGGTTTGCCAACTTGTTCTGGTTGGACATTTGGATTAGCTAATAACGCTTGACTAAAGCCACTTAAATCAAAAGCACCACTTTGAGGTTGACTTTGTAACTGACTTTGTGAAATTGGTTGATTAGATGTTCTACCACCCATTTCACGGGTTAAGGCATCAATATCTCTTTGTGCGCTTTGATCTCCACTAGCCAAGCGTTGTCGTGCTTTAGCCATCTCATCTTGTAAGATCGCCATGCGATCAACTTGCCTTCTATCAGTTGTTGGCTGAATTGGCATAGCGGATGGTTCGGTAGGCATAACTTTTAATGCCTGACCAAATCCTGACAAGTCAAATTCATTAGCCATTACAGGTCTCCATTAACGAGATTTGAATACTTTTGAATTTTAAGAAAAATATTTGCTTTTTGACCAGGCGTTAAAGGTTTCTTTTTATCAGGGGCAAGATCAATTAAATATTGGTCAAGTGCAACTTTACCACCCGATTTAAAAGCATTGTATGCACCAAGTGCTTGAGGGTCATACGCTTTAATCATGTCATTATCAAACTGTCGCTTAATTTGAACATCGCCTTTGTTTTTAGCAATAGCGTTTTCTAAACCTTGTTGGTAATACTGTGCGTGTTGAATCAATGGCTCAAGTTGATCCATAGACTTAGCAATAGCTGTTGGGTTGCGACCAGCGCTTGCTAAAGATTGTGCAGCACCTTTTAAATCCTCAACATACTTACCACCCAATGCTTGATTTTTTTGAAGCGCTAAATCAGCAATACTTTTCTCAATAATGTCCCTTGAAGCTGCTGCAAGTTCTTCAGGCTTACTACCACCAACATTACCAACAACTGATTGAAGTTTGGCAATAGCTTCTGAATTTGCACCAGTTGCGGCTAGGGGTAAATACTTACGAACTGTCTGAATGTTTGTTAAAGCTGGTGCGGCTGCTGCGGCTGAATCTTTTGCCATTAAACGCTCGGCTTGCATAGCTTTAACGGTGTCAGGTGATTCACCTGGCGCAAAACGCATGGGCATAGGCGCTGTTTGTTGTTGACCAATAACAGGCACGCCTTTTTGACCAACTACATTACCAAATTGACCTTTAACAGTAGTGATTGGATTGCCGTAAATATCAGTTCCAGTTACTTCCTCTCTTGCGCCTGGTGCGAGCGTCATAGGCTCTGCTGCGCCCGTCATGCGAATGTTAGGCGCTTGTCCTGTTAAACTCATTGGGGTGCTGATTGTTTCTTTTAACTCACCGCCTGTAGAAGTCAAACTAGCTTTAGGCGCAAACTGGCTAATTCGTTCAGGAATAGATAACAAGGACGCAGATTCAGCAAGCAAATCTTTTGTAATGTTACCGCCTGGTTGTGCTTTTTCAAGAATACCCATTCGAGCATTGACCATACGGTGCAAAGCAGGGTTATCAGGATTGTTTTCAATCAAACCTTGATAAGCTCTCATAACTTTTTTAGGATCAGTTTCGCCCATTAAACCAAGCGTATGATCCACATTACCAATTAAAATGCGCTCGGATTGCGTCAAATCTTGTTTTGCTTTGTCAGCATCAGTTTGGCTTTTGTGCAGTCCGCTTAATGATGTAATGACATCTGAGCCTGTCAACGGTGCAATTCTAGGAATTACTTTGTTAATCTTGTCCATGTCAATGCGACCGTTGGTCTGCCAATTGTCAGGGTTGCTTGTGAACTCTTGAAGTTTGACACGCTCATCATTTTTTTGACGCAACACTTGGTTTTCAATCTGCGCTTTTTCCAAGGCCAAAGGATTGAGTTGCTGTGCTTGTTGGTAGTTCTGTATACCAGACGCCATCCCCAACATATCCTGAAAACTAGAAGTCTGTGGCTTGGCGTAATTTACGTTCATGGAAAGATCAGCCATTATTTATCCTTATGTTGGTTTGATAACAGAGCCATATAATGCGGCATTACCTATGTTGTTTAAAGCGGTTGCATTATTTGCGCCTGTTTGCGTTGCGTTGCTTGCCAAAGCTGAACCTAATCCTGTAGCAAGGTTTGCGCTATTTAAACCATAAGCATTTGCAGCATTAATGCCTTGACCGTAACTTGATGTAAGGTTTCCACCGTAAGTATTAGCCGCACCCGTCAAGTTACTACCATATTGGTTGTATGCGCCTTGCAATTGACCAGCATTAGAAAGCATATTGCCACCATAGTTGGAAGACAAAGAACCAAGGTTAGAACCGTAAGTGTTGCCCAAACCAGCCAATTGACCAGCAGACGTTGTACCAATGTTAGCCATGCCCGCCAAACTGTTGTAAATGTTATTGCGTTGAGTGTTGTAGTTATTAAATGCATTTTGGTAAGCACCACCCGCATAGTCTTGCGTATAGCGTTGCAGACCTTGCAAAGCATTACCACCCAAAGCGCCACCACCCATATTGCCAGCACGTTGATTAGCCATTTGGCCTTGTTGCAATTGGAATGCGTAGTTAGGGGCAAGGTTAGTGTTTAAATCATTGGCATCAAACTGATGTTGTAAATAATCTTGATTCGCAAGCAATCCTTGTGAACCCGCCCTACCAATATCTTGATAAGAGTTTTGATAGCCAACTTGTTGGCTGTATAGGTTTTGCATATTGCCAAGCGTATTTGCATAGTTATTGGCAAGATTTGTATTTGTTTGACCGTAAAGACCCGCTTGGGCGTTTAACGTATTGTTTAAATTTTTGTTTAAATTTGTATATACATTACCTAAATCTGTGCGATTAGCAGCATTTAGGTTTTGTGCATTTTGGTAAGAAGTGTTAAGTTGATTGTTAGCAATTCCACCGTATTGGTTAATTAAATTTCTAGCATCTGTTATGCCTTGTTGATTAGCTATACTTCCAGCAGCGTCTGCAACAGCTTTTGTAATAAGACCAGTTGTAGGGTCAATAATTGTTTTTGGTGTTGTTACAGGAGGAACAACAGTTGTGGGATTTAATAATGCATCAGCAGCTAATTTTTTAGCTACAGAATCTGCAGTAATGTTAGCAGCCGCACCAGTCAATACTCCGCTACCACCAGTAAGATTAGTTAAAGTAGGTACATTTGCGCCAGTAGCCGTAGCATTTGCAAAGGCTTCAGCGCCAGCAGTACCGCCCGCACCACCAGTTGCTAAATCAAGCGCTGCAAGTTCAGCGGCAGTTTTTCCTCCTGCACCTATTGTTGCAAGTGAAGAACCACCAGTCATTGCTGATGCGCCAGCATTTTGCGCTTCAAAAGCCGCCAATTCAGCAGGGGTCATGGATGCTAATGTATTAAGTGCAGTTTCACCACCAAAAGCACCCGCACCAGCGTTTTGCAATTCAAAAGCAGAACCAGCGCCTGTACCGCCCAACGCATCCATTAATGCGTTGCCACCATAAGCAAGGGCGGCAATTTGAAAACCTGGGTTTTGCGCCATTTGTTTAATAGCGCCACCAAGGGATGTATCAACTTTTTGTTGAGTCCCTGCTTGCTGAAATTGACCAGTTGGGTCATATTGGTTATACGCACCGCCAACTTTGTTCTGGTCAGCTTGGTAAGAATAGATGTTTGACAATGGGCCAACTTGTTGATCCATGCCGCTACCAGTTGTCTGATATTCAGGCTGATAAATTGTGCCACCAACATTCAATGTCTGACCTTGACCAACACCAGCCGCATTAAAAACTTGCTCTGGCGCTACACCATAAGTTTGCATTGCCGCAGCTAATTGCTGTTGATTAGGATTAGTCGCTAAAAAGTCCCGAATCTGTTGATCTGTCACGCCAACAGCTTGAGAAACTAAAGAATTGATTGTGTTGTCCATGACTTAAACTTTCTCAAACATTGTAATAAGGCACTTTGTACGCCTTACCATTTACTGTGACATTCATAAACCCAACAGGGTTAGCGGGAAGCGTTGCAGAACCAGACGTTGCAGTTGTGGCAGAACTAAAGTTCAACAAGTTAAGGAAAAACTGCTGCCACGAACGTGACGGACGATTAGTCTGCCCATCCAAAAACTGTGCTTGTGGATAGGGATTAAGCTGCTGTGTGTTTGAAAGTCCAGACGTAGCCATTAGTTTTCTGCCCCTTGCAATTTAAGATTAGCCGAAATAATGACAAAATTAACAGGATCGCTTACCGAAACTTCAAAGATTCTGTCTCGGGCTTGTCCCAATCTGCGCCAAATGGCACGATTCCTGTATTTGCCAAGTTGACCAACACTTGTCCAATACTCATTTGACCATGTTGAACCGCCATCATTTGACCATCTAAGCATAGCTTGTGGGTTATCTGTGGTTGTCAAAATGACGGGTTGTTGAGTTGCCAAGATATAAGTCTTTTCAGCCTCAATTGTCAAAGTTGCACTAGCCGCAATTGTATATGTATCACCTAAATAAACGGTGTTTTCATTATTAACTTGTATAACGGTAGATGTTCCCGTAGTCCCCACGCCTGGCTGAAACTGAATTTGCAATTCATCAAAATATTGGCGCTGAAGTTCAGTTACCAAATGGGGCGCTCTACGCAATCTGCGGATATTTTGACCATCGTCCGTGTAATTGGTTTTGTCCAATTCGTATAATTTACCGTTTTGATAGTCACCAACAATAACTAAACCTTGAAACAAGGCACAGCAATTACCACGGTGACGCTGATATGTTCCTTGATTTGTCGTGTAAAGCCATTTGTGCCACATTTGAGTGGTTGCGTCATAAGCCCATGTCAATTGCAAAGATGGGAAAGTGACAACAAAAACCTCATGGCCCTCAAGTTGGTAAGTCCACGATATAGCATCAGCAACATACTGATTGGCTAAAGTGTTCTCAACAGCGTGAGTAGAAATCCTTTGGGGAATATATCCTTGCATTTGCATGATCTGTGATTGACCACGGCTGTTTCGGGAAACATACGCAAAAGAATTTCCAAGGCGAGCAATAGAAAACGGTGCAGCAATACCGTGTTGGGTAGATGTGCCAGGGATTCTTTGGAAAGGAAACGGCACAGTCCCCACATCAGTCCACACCTCTGAGGAAATCTCACCCATCAAATAAACTTCTCGATGGTCAACAATTAAAGACACTAATTTGTCAGGTGCGCCATCTTTTAGCGAATAGCTAGTAGTGGGTGAAATAGGCGACAAAAGGTCACTTGCACCAAATTGTTGGGTTGTGGGGTTGTTGTAAACAAAGTAGTTGTCAACAATATCTACGGTATTTGCACCGCTAAACGCACCGTCAGTAGATGGCAAAACGGAAAAGTTTATGCCGTACATGGTCACGCCAACGGCTACTGTGCTTGACGTACTTAACGTATATGTTCCAGCTCCACCTGACCCTGTGCCAAAAGCCGTAATAATCGTGCCAAGGGTGACACCAGCGCCTTGGATAGTTTGACCAATATGTAAAACGCCTGATGCAACACTAGCAACCGTCATTGTTGTGCCAGAAATAGTCGCAGTAACCACCGCACCAACAGTCGCAGAATTCATAACCTCAGTTGCAACAGTCTGGCTTCGGTTAATCGTGTACGTTCCAATCCCACCAGAACCTGATCCAAGCGCTGTAATGACGGTTTCAGCCAATACACCAACACCATAAAGTGATTGACCAACAGCTAAAGTGCCGCTAGAAACGCTTGCAACAGTCAATGTTGTGCCGCTTGTTGAGCCAGTAAACACGGCAGTTGCGGGGCTTGATATGTACCATGTGTAACGATAAGCACCGTCCACAATGTAAACATTGACCCCGTTATCTGTGATGCGGACTATTCCAGAACTGGAATTAAGTTGCCCAATAACTGATGGCACAAGATTGGCTGTAAGGGCATAAACATAAGAGCCACAAACCGCAATCAATATATCGCCACCAGACACGGTGCGCAGTCCACGCACTTCCTCTTGGTTGGGCAATAAGGCTTTTAACGTCAAGCCTGGCGTTGGGTATAGCGCAATTACACCCCGATAATCAGGCTGCTTGGTAGGGTCAACTTCAGGGAAAAAGTTAATACATTCCTGAGCATTTTGATAAATACTAGGTGCTTCATACGATGAACCAACAAATCCAAAATCTGGCATGGTAGTCCCTTAAATAAAGCCGCCAGTAAGAATCCAACCAGCGTCTTTTGCCTTGTTAACCAACAAAGCGTCAGGGTAACGTGAGACTTGCAGAGGACTCATGTTAGTGCGTTTTAGGGTAGCTTTACCCTGACCCGCAAACTGTTGAATCATCGCTATTTGCGTTGGAGAGGCTTTGCCGTACATAGGCATTAAACGCTCTGCCAAACACCACCTAAGAGCCATTGAATAGCCTTGCGGGAGGAATATATCCTCATACATGGATTGATAGCGGCTAAACAAAGTATTTGCAAACAAATGCAATTCACCTTGTGATGGGCTAGGCCAAATAAACAAATTACCCGACTCAGCGCCTGGATTAAAGTAAACCGCCTTGGGCCACGGGCCACTCAACGTCTTCAGGCCAATCATTTGGTAATCTTGCAATGCCAACACAGACATTGAGTAATCTAAACCACCACCCGTAATGGGTTGTCCATTAGACGTAGTGTTTACCCTAACAAATGCAGAATCAATGTTTAAGGGCTTTTGGTAGTAAGCCGTGATTGAAGTCGATGCAACCGTTTGATTGATATTGACTTGGTATGTACCAACGTAGTTAATGTTGCCGCCAGCGCCTGTCAAAGTCTGAGTAATCTTTGTGCCTGTTGTAATGCCCGTTCCACTTAGGGTTTGCCCTTGTGCAATAGCGCCTGATGCAATACCCGTCACGGTCAAAACATTACCCGAAATTGAGCCTGTAAAAGACGCACCGATAAAGTTCTGAGTCGATGGGTTAGGGCCAATCGTGTATTGGGTTTGACCCGAAATGACGGGGCAAATAATTTCTGTGACATTGAAAACCATCATGTTTTCGTTTGACCATTGGTCAATTATGTCGTTCAGCATTTCAAACGCATCAAGCGCTGCGTCTGGAGTAGGGGTTTCACCAGCTTCCAATGCACCTATGTCTTTTAACGCTCTGCTAACAATGTCATAAGGCACAGCCATAGTGATTCCTTAACTTAATCTAAATGTGGGCGGCTTCCAAGGCAAGGCAATTTCTTGCTGTTGTTTTACCGCTTCAAGTTGCTCTATTAGCCTTGATTTTATGCTACTTACCCCGTTTTGGGTAGTGCCTTGATCAATCCAATACTCAACCATTTCCTCGGTTACTTGGGCTGTTGGAATTGTCGCCTTTGTAGGGTCAAAGTCCCAATATCCCTCAGTCTCAATTCGTAGATCATCTTCAATTAAAGCAACGTGATACTTAGCCTGAAATATGGCTTTTGCATCACCCTTTAATTCGGAGATTTTCCAAACAAATCTCATGGGGCATCAGGCCATGTAACAGTCCAAGGGAAACCGCTTTGAGTGGTAATGTCACGCAAGGCTTGGCGGTATGTTGCCCAAACAGCTTTGTCCACAGGTGCGTCAGCCACTTGCGTCCAATCGCAGTCAGCCAACTTGTCACTACGGGTTTGACGCACAGATTTAGCTTGTTCAGCGTCTTTCTGTGCTTTGTAGGCTGTTTCTTGTTCTGCGGCAGTTGTTTCGCCATCAGTAAAGACAGGGCCAAGGATATGCTTTGTGTACCACTTGCCATCAATCTGCTCAACACCAAAGGCTTGAGAATATTGGTAAACAGTTCCACCAGTAGCTTGTGCGCCTTCTAAGACTACATCAGCACCCAAAGCCTCTAAGACTTCAGTTGTTGTTATGTCCCATGATGGGCCACCATTGGCTTTTGTGTATGCACGAAACTCTGCTTCGTACATGACTGCGCCTGTTTGTAAACGTATTTGCATTTTGATTCCTTATGCGATCGCCAAAAAGATGTAGCTTGCCGCATTTGTGTTGATGGCGGCTAAGATGGTTGAGTTCAACGCAAAACCTGTTGAAACTGTCGTGACAGAACCAAGTGTAGCCACTTCAGCATCTGTGCTGTTTAACCACAAATACGGGTCAGTCAATACTGTCATGCCACGGGATGTGTCGTAAACGTACCAATTACCTGTTGAGTCTGTGCGTTTAATAAGCACAAACCTAGCGCCACCAGTAAATCCACAGTTAATAGTTTGAGTTGTGCCGTTTCCTGTGTATGATCCTACTTTAGAAACACCTGCACAAGTTGCAAATAGGTAAGCAACATAAGTTGTTGTATTTTCTGAAATTGTGTCGTAACCAGATGCAGTGGTAATTGATGATGTGCCGTATGTATTTACAAATTGAATGTAACTTGTTCCGCTAACAGCATTTAAATTTAAAGATATGCTATTGCTATTAACTGGGGGCGTTACCACAGTCCAATTAGAAGCCGCACCTCGTTTCTTAAATATTATTAACTCAGGGGCAACACCTAAATTATGTGGAATTGTTTGGGTTAAACCACCAGAATTTGTCCCTGTATAGCAAACCTCATCAAAAAAGCTAGGGGCGCGTTGGAAAAACCAATTTATTCCACTTTCTGTCCCATAATTGATAACTGAATTTTGTCCTTGTGATTCAACTGCAACACCAGTATTGTTGAAGTTATTAACATCGTATCCTGTAGATGATGTAAGTTCAGCAGAAGTATCGTTCTGCAAGAGAACTTTTTTAGGCCCACGCAATTTATCAATAGACGATGGTGAATATCCAGAATTTACTCTTGCTTGTGTCCAAACTAAATCTGGTGCAAATGTTGTGTTAATTTGCGTGTAAGCACCATTGGCTGTTCTAGCAATAGGCGCAAACACACTAGTCCCCACAGTAGGCACTTTCATCGGGCCTCTGCGAATGGCTATGTAGATGTAGGTTTCACCATTTCTATTCATTTCATTGTTTGTTGTATTTAACTGAAATCCTGTTGATGTTAAATTCAACGATTGTCTACCGCTATATTCAGAACTTGCACTACTAGGGTACAACTCAGCATCATTTGAACCTACTGTTGTAAAACCCCGCATAATGTCAAACATATACCAATTTCCGCTATATGTTGAACCCTTGGTAATCACAAATTGCGGTTCATAATCAAGAGAAATTATTGGCCCTGTAGTAGAGCCATTACCTGTATAAGACCCACACGAAATCACATTGTCTGTACCAGTTAGGCCAAAGCCTCCTGCGTTGTGAGCAAATAAGTAGGCAACGTAAGATTCGCCAGAAGCGTTTATTTGGGATGATGTGCCCACAGAGAATTGAGTTGATGTTGGGTCTGTGTTGTTCCAAGTCGTTGCCGCTGAAACAGCCGCAGTCGTATCGTTTAAAAGTAATCGTGACCCATTGCCAACCGATGTGTGATAGACATTCCAATTCCCAGCACTTGCTTGCGTTGTGCCTTTAACAATCATGCACCCCGGTACAGAACCAAGATTGTGAGCAATGGCTCTTGCAGTTCCGTTCCCCGTATAAGTCACAACATCAAAGAACTTTGGTTGCTTGAGGAATGTCCATGAAACATATGAATCACCACTTCCATTGATTGCATTAGTTGATGATGTTGAACCAAGCGTAAAACCAGTAGTGTTAAAAGCAGTTAAATTTTGGTATATAGAGTTTGTTCCCTGCGCTTCTGCTGTATTTGAATAAAGAGATTTACCCGTTCCAGTACCCCTTGCTGTGTCGTAAAGACCATGATAAGTAGCGTTATTACGGCTTTTCATCCAAACCAAACCACCTTTTGTAGACAAATCAATATTATTGGTTATTGTGTTTATAGAGCCATTGCCTGTGTAAAGGTATGTGCTGAACACATCCTCAATGTAGTTAGGAATAGCGGCTACACCACCGCCATAAGCATCTGTCGTGACATTGCCAGAAGTTTCTTGTAAAGGCATTGCTAATCCTTATTTGTATTGAGTCAATGAAGCCAACACAGTATAAGTAGCACTAGCCGTTTTAATCACGGCATATCGGTACACGTCAAGTCCAGAAGCGTTACCCGCTGTCGGTGCGCCACCAATCCATTTAGGCGTTACAGAAGTACCGTCAATGGTCACAGCAGAGTTGTAGTAAGCCGTAGCACCTTGAGTAGTCACCAAAGTAAACGTAACAGACTGACCAATAGCTAAAGCCGTGTTCATGCTTGTGCCAGAACTAAACGCAACATTCAATGTCCAGTTATTAGCGGCACTTGTTGTGTAGTATTGAACTGAGCCTGACTGAACGTAATAATTGGTAGTGCTAGAGGGCGCAGAAGCCACCACGTTAGTTGTTTCAGCCGCATCCAATAGCACCACACCAAACGTGCTAGAACTGCCGTTAAAGGTCTGTGTAGCAGTAAACGTATTAGCCACAGAAGTTGATGCACCCGCAGTAGGTGTAGCAAAACTCAGCGTTCCACTTCCATTGGTCTGTAGGAATTGACTTGCAGAGCCATCAGCCGCTGGTAAGGTAAAACTTGTGGTTGAAGCGGTGTTAGGGCCAACTAAATTGACCGCACCGCCTAATGTCGCTTGAAAAGTTAACTGTCCCATGATTTTCCTTTATGCTGCAATGATTAGCTGGTTGGCGGTCAAAGCGCCTGTGCTTGGGTTAAATTGAAGTCTAGTAGAACTGACATACTCTGTTGTCAGATTTCCTGTCGTTACTGCGGCAAATAACGGGTAACGTGTTGCGTTTGTTGTTGTGTCATCAGTCACAGTCGCATAAACCGCTGGTGTTACCCATGTGGGGGCTGATGCACCATTTGATTGTAGAACTTGTCCAGAAGTGCCAGCCGCAGTAAATGCGTAAGCCGTACCAGTTCCATAAGGCACAGCGCCAGCAGTCGGTGTTGCAGTCCCGTTTGTACCGCCACGATTGATTGCTATTGCAACACCATTCCATGTGGCTGAAGTGATAGAGCCAGCGTAATCAAACGTATTGGTTGACCAAGAGACATTTGCTGGGGCGTAAGCGTGAACGTCCCACGAACCAGCCGCGGGACTAGCCACCAACAACAAAATTTCAACATAACCACCAGATTGAATGGTTGCAATTGTTGTTCCAGAGTTATTTTTAACAACGATTGTTCCACTTGTTTGGTTGTTGTTGAAAAAATAATTTGAACCAGCAGTTAGCGTAGTTGCATCAGGCAATTGGTAAGTTTGACCACCAGAGCCTGTAACGCAGTAATTAGGTGCTGAACTGGCTGTTAACGTAGTAGTTGTGCCAGCCGCGGCTACGTTCACAAAACCTTCTGCTACTGAATTGATGCTTGTATTTCCATTTGCATCACGCAAAACTACAGAATTTGCACCACTTGATGCGGTCACCCCTGTGCCACCGTTGGCCACAGCTAACGTGCCAGCCAATGTGACTGCGCCTGTTGTGGCTGTAGATGGGGTAAAACCAGTTGAACCCGCACTAAATGACGATACTTGTGTTGGCAAAGATGCCCATGCGGGTAAACCACTACTTAATGTCAAATACTGACCATTTGAGCCAGCCGCTAAAAATGTTGTTGCACCAGCACCTGATTGATATGGAACAGAACCAGCCGCACCGCCCGCCAGGTTTGTGGCAGTAGTTGCAGACCCTGCACTTCCACCAATGGATAAAGCGCTTGCAGTACCCGTTAAACCCGTTCCAACGCCATTAAATGTGGTTGCTGTGATGGTAGTGCCAGTAATTGCACCCGCTGTAGAACCGCCAATTGTGACACCGTTTAATGTACCCCCAGTAATTGTTACTGAGTTAGCATTTTGGGTTGACATTGTTCCCAAGCCTGAGACTTGAGTGTTTGCAATCGCAATATCTGAAGCGGCTAGGACGGTTAATTGTCCTTGAGCGTTTACAGTAGCCGTAAGGGTCTTAGACGCAGAACCATAAGCTCCAGCGCTTACACCCGTATTGGTGATGCTGAAAACGCCAGTTGTTAATGTAAGACCCGTACCAGCGCTATAAGATGCGGCAACAGAAAAGTTTGACCAATTTACAGATGTGACACCAATAGTCCCACCTGGCTGTGCCGTACAGTACCAAGCCGTTCCCGTTAAGGTGCTTCCCGTTTCAATAAATGTGATGGCAGAAATTAGTTCGTTCCATGTGTCAGCATCAGGCGCTCTTGACCATGCCGTAGCAGAAGCCAAATAAATCCCATTTTGGGACGCAGTTGATTGATTCTTGACCAATACCCTATCACCCGCCACAACGGTCACACCATCAATGGTTTGAAGCCCCGTAAGGGTGATGTTTGCGGTAGTCGCACAAAGGACGGGCTGCTTCCAAGAAAGGCCAGCCGCAAAGTAATCTAAATATGTTTTGTTTACAACATCATTGCCGTTTGTGGGGGCAGTTGAAACTGTTGCAGTCGTAAAAGCCGCAGATGACGGAGTTGTCGCACCAATAGTCGTGCTATTGATTGTGCTGTTTGTAATGTTTAAACCAGATTGAGTCGGGTTTGTTGTTGCATAAAATGACTGACCCTGACCAATAAACGTATTGAATGTATTATCAACATTAAACAACGCCTGAACAGGCAAAATGTTTTGTAGTGTAGATTGTGCAGGGTCAGACATAGCGCCTCTTAGGATTGGTCAGCGATAGCAGTCACATAAACGATAGATGGGCCAGAAGCCGATCCAATCATGCGAACATAAAAGGGCGTTGTGGGGACAGCCAAGACAATTGGAGTAGTCATAGAAGCTGGCAACACAAAGTTTCCAGTAGTAGAACCGCTAACTGGCAACACAGCCGCACCCACGTTAGCATCGCCCACATTTACAGCAACATTGGCAGAACCAGTATTGAGAAATGAGGCGTAGTTAACTTGGTCATTGGTAGTGTCATCAATCAGAACAGCGGCTGTGGATGAAGCCGTCACCGAAATGGCGACTGTTAATCC